GGTGGTTTTAGTGGTGGTAAATCACAACTTGGTGTGAGAACAACTAAGGCAGTCAAAAAAATTGGTTGTTCTAATCTAAAAACAATGGTAGAGTCTAATAAGATTATATTAGAAGATTATGATATAGTTGCAGAGATGTCTTCATTTGTTCTTCACGGACAGTCATATCAGGCAGAAGAAGGACACCACGATGATTTAATGATGTGTTGTGTATTATTTGCGTGGTTATCTGGTCAAACTTATTTTAAAGAACTTACTGATAGTGATGTTAGAGCTAAATTGTTTGCAGAAAGTCAAAATCAGTTAGAACAAGACCTTGCACCATTTGGATTCTTAGATAATGGTATTGATGACCCTATACCACAAATAGATGAATATGGTGAAAGATGGACTCCAGTTGTTAGGAAGTATGATACAAATTGGTAAATGCATCTTCATCAATTAAATCATTATCTTTTTTTAAAAAACAATTATGACAAACTATTACATTGTTGTCTATATGTTCTAATAACAATTTTCTAGTATCTTTTTTTAAACTTTTCTTTTTAGAATCTGCACGAATCTTTCTATCATCTGGATAAAATTTTAATACCACTATTTCAGACTCACCACAATATTTACAAGACTTATCTCTTAATTGTTCATTAATCCACTTATCTTTTAGTCTACGGTGTCTTCTTGCAACTTTTCGTATGGTATTACGGTATTTTTGATAATGTTCACTCATATTTATATTTAGACTTGGTATAAAAACAAACATACAAAAAACGATTTTTTATAAATATAGTTGTAGTAGATTAACTAAACTAATATAAGGAGTAGAAATATGGGATTTCAAGTTTCTCCAGGCGTAGAAGTCAAAGAAGTTGACCTAACGAATATCGTTCCTGCTGTTTCTACAACTATTGGTGCTGTTTGTGGCCCCTTTGAAAAAGGGCCAGTAAGTGAAATAACAAGTATCAGTTCAGAAAAACAACTCGTTGAAGTATTTGGTAAACCAAATGCAAACAATTTTGAGTATTTTTTCACAGCTGCAAACTTTTTACAGTATTCAAATTCACTAAGAGTTGTAAGAACTGAAAGTACATTGAAAAATGCATCTTCTGGTGGTTCTGGTATTTTAATCAGAAACACTTTGCATTATCAAGAGGCTTTCGCAGACGGACAAGGTACTCACGGTACTTGGTCAGCAAGAACGGCTGGTATTCACGCAAACGGAATTAAAATAGACATTTGTGATAAAAACAATTTTTCAGAAATGTCAAACAAACAAACTAATGATGCCAGTGCAAGTGCTGGTGATACAACAATTACAATGGATGCTATTGATGCTACTGATTTTGCAGTAGGTGAAGTTATAGAATTTTATTCAAACGCTGGTGGTACAGTTTTCGCTGTAGGACACGAAGCACAAAAATACGAAATTACAGCAGTAGATACATCTGGTGAAACAATTACAATCAGACAGTTAGATGACCCTGCTGCAAGTGGATTAATTGCAGATTTAGCAGACGATTCTTATATAAAAAGATACTGGAGATTTGCAGATTTATTTGATACTGCTCCAGGCACATCTGAATTTGCAACTGCAAGAGGTGTTCTTGATGATGAAATACACATAGTTGTATATGATTCATCTGGAAGACAAACTGGTTTTGATAACGATGTTGCTGGTGAGAGATTAAACTCTATACTAGAAACATTTGCTTTTGTATCAAAACACCCAGAAGCAACTACACCTCAAGGTAATTCAAATTATTATCCAGATGTAGTTTATAGGGATTCTAAATTTGTTTATTGGGGAGACCACCCAACTGCAGCTATTGATGCATCTGGTGACTGGGGTCAACCTCTTTCATCTGATTTATCAGTACAAGGTTCAAGTGCTTTTAATAAATTTACAACTGGTGTAGAAAATGTAGATAGGTCTACACTTGCAAATGGAACAGACGATTATGCTGTTACAGATGGTGAACAACTTACTGCATACGGAAGATTTGATGACGGTGAAGCAGTTGATGTAAATCTAATTATGGCTGCAAAAGCAAGTTCAACTCTTGCAACAAACTTAATCACTATTGTTGAGAAAAGAAAAGATGCATTAGTCTTTATTTCTCCAGAAAGAGCTGATGTTGTAGGTGCTGCCGATTCTAATACACAAACTACAAATGTCAAGAACTTTTTTGATTTACTTCCAAGTACATCATTTGCAGTTTTTGATAGTGGATACAAATACCAATATGATAGATTTAACGATGTATATCGTTATGTACCATTAAATGGTGATATCGCTGGTGTAACTGCATATACTGAATCTGTTGCAGATGCGTTTTTCTCACCTGCTGGTTTTACTAGAGGTCAAATTAGAGGTGCAGTTAAACTTGCATACGAACCTAATAAAGACCAAAGAGATACATTATATAAAGCAAGAATTAATCCAGTTAACTCATTTCCTGGCCAAGGTACTGTGTTATTTGGTGATAAGACTGCTCTTGCAAAACCAAGTGCGTTTGATAGAATTAATGTTAGAAGACTATTCATTATTCTTGAAAAAGCAATCGCTACTGCAGCTAAGTTCCAACTATTTGAGTTCAATGATGAATTCACAAGAGCTCAGTTTAAAAACTTAGTAGAACCTTTCTTGAGAGAAATTCAAGGACGAAGAGGTATTACTGACTTTAAAGTAGTTTCAGACGAATCTAATAACACTGGTGAAGTAATTGATAGAAACGAATTTATTGCTGACATTTTTGTCAAGCCAACAAGGTCTATCAACTTTATCACTCTTAACTTTGTCGCTGTAAGAACTGGTGTTGCGTTTACAGAGATAGGAGGGTAATTAGATGGCAAATATTAATGACTTTAAATCAAGACTTGCTGGTGGTGGTGCTCGTGCCAATCAGTTTAGGGTAATATTACCTCCCCCAGTCGGACAAGTAACTGCAGCTATCAATACTGAACAGTTTGCATTTCTGTGTAGGTCAGCATCTTTGCCTGGTCAAACACTTGCTGAAATTGCAATTCCATTCAGAGGTAGAACTCTTTATGTTGCTGGTGAAAGAACATTTGAAACTTGGACTACTTCTGTATTTAACGATACAGATTTTGGAGTTCGTAGAGAAGTTGAAAGATGGATGAACGGTATTAATGACTTAGTTAATAATACTGGTGCAACCAACCCAGCTGATTACAGAGTAGATATGATTGTTCAACAATTAGATAGAGATGATACAATTCTTCATCAATATGTACTTGAGGGTTGTTTTCCTCAATCATTAGGTGCAATAGAACTTGCATATGATACTAATGATGCTATTGAACAATTTGATATCATTTGGAGATATGACACATTCAGAGTCACGGGCATTAATTTATAACTCATAAATATAATAATATAAAGGAGTTGTAGATAATGGCTGAGTTTTTTGGTTTTGAAATAAAAAGAAAAGAAAAGGAGTTGGGGGCAGTAACGCCTCCAGCTACTGATGATGGTACATACGATATATCTGGTGGTGGTTTCTATTCCACAATCCTAGATACAGATGGTCGTTCACGCACAGAAGATGATTTAATCCGAAGATATAGAGATATTGCAATACAACCAGAGTGTGATAGTGCAATAGAAGATATCGTAAGTGAGGCAATCGCATCTGATGAAAGAGATATGTGTGTATCTATCGCATTAGATAATTTACAAGTTTCTACTTCAATTAAAAAAAGAATTAAAGAAGAATTTGAAAAAGTTCTACAATTATTAGATTTTAATAATAAAGCACACGATATTTTTAGAAGATGGTATGTTGATGGAAGATTATTCTATCACAAAGTTATTGATGCAAAAAATCCCAGAAAGGGTGTTCAACAACTTCGTTACATTGACCCTAGAAAAATTAAAAAAGTTAGAGAAGTAGAGACTAGTAAAAAAGGTCAAGTTGATGTTGTAAAAAAGTTTAAAGAGTTTTACATTTATAATCAACAAGGACATCAAGTAAATAATACTTCTACTGGTGTTAAATTAACATATGATTCAATCGCATATTGTCCATCTGGACTTATTGATATGCATAAAGGTACTGTATTATCGTATCTTAATAAAGCAATCAAACCAGTAAATCAATTAAGAATGATTGAGGACTCTGTGGTAATTTATAGAATATCAAGAGCTCCAGAAAGAAGAATATTTTATATTGATGTAGGTAATTTACCTAAAATAAAAGCAGAACAATATCTAAAAGATGTTATGAATCGTTATCGCAACAAACTAGTATATGATGCATCTACTGGTGAAATTCGTGACGATAGAAATCATATGTCTATGTTAGAAGATTTTTGGTTGCCAAGAAGAGAAGGTGGTAGAGGTACAGAGATTACTACACTGCCTGGTGGTGCAAATCTTGGTGAGATAGATGATATTACATACTTTCAAAGAAAGTTATATCGTTCATTAAATGTTCCTATCTCAAGATTAGAAGCAGAACAAAACTTTTCGTTAGGTAGGTCAACTGAGATTACAAGAGACGAATTAAAATTTACTAAATTTGTAGGTAAGTTAAGAAAGAAATTCTCTGTAATCTTTAATGATTTACTTAGAACACAATTAATTCTTACTGGTGTTATTGCAGAAGAGGAATGGAAACAGATGTCAGAACATATACAGTTTGATTTCTTACAAGATAATAACTTTACTGAATTAAAAAATGCAGAATTACTCAAAGAAAGATTAGAAATGTTATCACAAGTAGAAAACTATGTTGGTACATACTTCTCTAAAGAGTGGGTAAAAAAGAATGTATTACACTTAACAGATGACGAAATAGGTGAAATGCAAAAACAAATAGAGGGTGAGGGTGACGATAACGAAGAAAATGGCGATAACAACTTTGAACAAAAAGGAGATGGTAATGAGCCAGGAAAAAATAAAATCAATGGTTGATAATATAGTTAACGGAAATAATTTAGAATCAGAATCTGATTTCAAAAATATTATGTCTGATAAGGTTGGAGAAACTTTAGAAAAAGAAAGACAAACTATTTCAAAAGATATGGTAACATCACACATACCAGAGGTAGGGGAAGATGAAGTTTGATAGCTTTTATTCTAAAATAGTAGAAAAAGACGAACATAAAAGAAGTAAGGAATACAGAAAACTGACTCCTAAAATGAAGAAGGCAGTTGATGAAATATTCAATAAAATGGATTCTAACTCTTCAGATTTTATAAATAGTTTTGAGAACAATATTAATTTAGTTTCTAAGAAACACAAAGTAACTAACAAAGAATTAATGAGTTATTTTGAAAGAGAAATGTTAACAATAGGAAAGTAATATGGCTTTTACAGTAAGAAATCTAAAAGATACAGATTTTGAAACAGTAGTTCTTGTTCTTATTACTGGAACAAACGGAACTGCAACTGAAGTTGTAGATGCATCTGGACTTGCTGGAGCCTCAACAAATCCTAGACTTGCGATTGTTTCTTGCACTTGGAGTGTAAGTTCAACAACTGAAATAGAATTTCACGCAACATCTAATACAACTGCACTTACATTAAATAGTAATGGTAATTTTAACATTGGTAGTCAACAATTACCACCAATTACTAATAATGCTGGAAGTGGTATATCTGGTGATATACATATGGAAAACGATGCCGCTTGTGTCGGTTTTGTTATTTTAAAGTTAAGAAAAGTTTCTGGTTATAATAACCTATCATAAGGAAAGATGAATGAAATTAATATCTGAAGCACTTGAAAATGTAAAATTTCTTACTGAAGAAGACGATAAAGGTAGCAAAAATTACAAAATTCAAGGTGTATTTATGCAAGGTAACATAAAGAACCGTAATGGTAGAGTATATCCAACAGATGTTTTGGAAAATGAAGTAAAAAGATACTCTGAAAAATTCATTGAAAAAAATCGTGCATATGGTGAACTTGGACACCCAGAAGGCCCAACGGTAAATCTGGATAGAGTTTCACATATGGTAACTTCTTTACAAAGAGATGGAGATGATTTTATAGGTGAAGCAAAAATTATGAACACACCAATGGGTAAGATTGTAAAAAATATCATAGATGAAGGTGGCACACTTGGTGTTTCTTCTAGAGGTATGGGTAGTCTTGAACAAAAAAACGGTGCAAATTATGTGAAAAAAGATTTTATGTTGGCAGCTGCTGCTGATATAGTTGCAGACCCCTCTGCACCTAAAGCTTTCGTAAACGGAATTATGGAAGGTAAGGAATGGGTTTGGAATAATGGACTTCTAAAAGAAGTTGAAATAAGTGACATAGTTGAAACTATAGAGAGTTCTGTGCGTAAAAAACTTCCAAATGTGGAAGCTCTTGCGTTTGCAAAATTTCTTAAAAAGTTATAAAACTATAAATAATAATGATAATTAAAACAAGGAGAACCTTCAATGTCAGAACTAGATAAGACTATTGAGGAGTTGGAAAAAGAAGTCGTAGCGGAACTAGATGAAGCCAACGGCAAAAAACCTAATTCTACTGGTGGTAAGGCAGACCCTATGCCAAAAATGAAAGATGGTGAAAAACCAGAAGATGTAGGTGGCCCAACGCCCGAAAAAGATGCGAATATGGTTGGAAAACCAGACGCCGCAAAAAAAGTTAAAAAGGACACTTCTGCACCCACTAAAGGTGCTGTTCCTCCAGAAAAGGCAGATACTATTAAAGAAGCCGAACACGATGATGAGGACGAAGAAGAACCTAAAGATATGAAAACAGATGATGAAGAAGATGACGATGATGACGATATGGAAGAAGCTGTATCAAAATTATCTAAACTTTCTAAAACTGAACTCGTTAATCAATACACCAAAGGTATGACTAAAACTCAACTTGCCTCTGAAATTTATGGTAAAAATCATAAGAAGAAGACAAATGAGAGTGTTGATGTTAAAAAAGATGTTGATGCATTACTAGAAGGTGAAGATTTTTCTGATGAGTTTAAAGCTAAAGCTGAAACAATATTTGAAGCTGCAGTATCATCTAAAATCTCTGAAGTAAAGGGAGCTTTACAAGAAGAGAAAGTACAAGCTATTGAAGAAGCAAAAGAAGATATGGTTGAGAAAATTGACTCATATCTAACTTATGTTACTGAAGAGTGGAAGAAAGAAAATCAACTTGCTATTGAAAGAGGTCTAAAGGGAGAAATCGCTGAAGACTTTATTACTGGTCTTAAATCTTTATTTGAAGACCACTATATTGATGTTCCAAACGAAAAATATGACATTCTTGAAGCACAGACTAAAGAAATTGAGGAACTAAAAGCAAAAGTGAACGATTTGATGGAACAAGATAAATCAGCTAAGAATAAAGTTGGTGAACTTGTTCGTGAATCATTAATTTCTGAAGTATCAAAAGATTTAGCAGAAACAGAAAAAGAAAAATTTCATTCTTTAACTGCTGATGTTGAATTTTCTGATGAAGAATCTTTTAAAGAAAAACTATCTACTTTGAAAGAATCATACTTCCCTTCAGAGAAAAAAGTTGAAGAAGTATTATCTGAAGACGCTGAAAGTCCTAAGACTATTGAAGCAAACTCAGATATAATGGCGGCATATACGGCTGCAATTAACAAAACCCATAAAAGGGCAGTAAATAAATCGTAATGATAAATATAGTAAATATATAAGGAGAAACTAAGATGTTTCAAACAACACATTTACAAGAGAAGTGGCAGCCCGTTCTAGACCATCCAGATTTACCAAAAATCAATGATAGTTATAGAAGAGCCGTCACTACTGTTATTTTAGAAAATCAAGAAAAGGCACTTAGAGAAGATGCTTCTTTCTTGTCAGAATCAGTTCCTACTAACGCAACTGCAGCTGGTGCTAATCCAATGGCAAATTGGGATCCGATCCTAATTTCATTAGTAAGAAGAGCTATGCCAAACTTAATTGCATATGACATTTGTGGTGTGCAACCAATGACTGGCCCAACTGGTTTAATCTTTGCTATGCGTTCAAGATTTGATGACCAGTCTGGTGCAGAAGCACTAGTTGATGAAGCAGATGGCGAACATTCTGCTGATAACTCATCATCTTCACTGACAGCTGCACAACAAGGTACTAACCCAAGTGTACTTAATGACTCTCCAGAAGGCGCTTATACTTTCGCACAAGGTATGACTGCTGCACAGGCAGAAGCATTAGGTGATAGTTCTCAAAACCACTTTGCACAAATGGCTTTCTCTATTGAGAAATCAACTGTTACTGCAAAGTCTAGAGCACTTAAAGCTGAGTACACAATGGAACTTGCACAAGACTTAAAAGCAATTCACGGTCTTGATGCAGAAACAGAACTTGCAAACATCCTTTCTGCTGAAATTCTTGCAGAAATCAATAGGGAAGTAGTAAGAAGAATTTACAGAACTGCCGTAGAAGGTGCTGCTGTAAATACAACTACTGCTGGTACTTTTGACTTAGATACAGACTCTAACGGTAGATGGTCTGTTGAAAAATTCAAAGGTCTAATGTTCCAAATTGAAAGAGATGCAAATGCAATCGGTCAAAAAACTCGTAGAGGAAAAGGTAACATCTTACTAGTAAGTGCTGATGTTGCTTCTGCTTTACAAATGGCTGGAATTCTAGATTACCAATCTGCATTAAACAACAACCTACAAGTTGATGACACTCAAAACACTTTTGCTGGTGTATTGAATGGTCGTTACAGAGTATATGTTGACCCATACGCTGCAAATGTAGCTGCAAGTCAATACTATGTTGTTGGATATAAAGGTACTTCACCTTATGATGCTGGTACTTTCTATTGCCCATATGTTCCACTACAAATGGTGAGAGCAGTTGGTGAGCAAACTTTCCAACCAAAAATCGGTTTTAAAACTAGATACGGTATGATTGATAACCCATTCGCAGTTGACGCTGGTGCGTTAGCTGATAACAACGATGCTGGTTCTTCAAATACTGCATTTACTAAAGAAACTAACCAATATTACAGAAGAGTTAAAGTTTCTAACTTAATGTAATAACTACAATCTACCACACCACAAAAAAGGGGAGTTCGCTCCCCTTTTTTTTTGATTATAAATAATAGTATGACAGATTTAAACGCACTCACACGACAACCAGAAGAGATAGACTATTCTGCACCGAGTCAGTATAGGTTCTCTATTATACAATTACCTAAAGTACAATTCTTTACTACTGCGTGTAATATACCAGGCGTTAATATGGGTGATGCAATATTTCCTACACCTTTCAAAGATATTCCAGTTTTACCAGATAAGGTAACATTTGAAAATCTTGAAATAACTTTTTTAGTAGATGAAAAATTACAGAATTATCAAGAACTTTTTAACTGGATTATGGCGATTGGATTTCCAGAAGATAGAGCTCAGTTCAAAAGTTTTAGACAAGAAAATGTAGACCAGTTTCCTACATCTCAATCAAAAATAAATGCACCTTCAGATACACCTAAACCTAGAACACCAGACGGTGCAATGTACTCAGATGCAACATTAACAATACTATCTAATAAGAATAACCCAGTATTGAATGTTAACTTTTCAAATGTATATCCAGTAACACTTTCTGCATTACAATATACAAATGACCAAGCAGATACTCAATATATGAGTGCGACTGCAACCTTTCAATATCAATTATTTAAATTTGAATCGTTATAAGACTTGACAACTTTTTAATTATGGTATATAATATAGTATGGATTTAACAAAAATACAAGAAATGTTTGACAAAGACTCAAAGATTGATGAAACTAATATCAATCTAGAAGAGACTAGAAGTCCAGCATTATTAAATAAATATTTAAAACTTTACACTAATTTTAGACTTATGTTAAGTAAGGCTGAAACTGATATGAAAATATTAAAAAAACAAAAATGGGAATACTATTCTGGTAAAGCAGAGAAACCATTTGAGTTAAAAATTCTTAGACAAGATATTCCGACATATTTAGAATCAGATGAAGATATGATTAGACTACAATCTAAATTAGATTATCTTAAAGTAGTTTCTGGTTATTTAGAACATATAGTAAAAAATTTGCATAGTAGAGGATTTCAATTAAGAAACATAACAACTTGGATTAAATATACGGAGGGTGCATTATGAGTATATGTGAAAATAACTACTATTATTTCATAGGTGCATTAAATGACCAACAATGTAATGCAATTATAGAAAGAGGGTTATCTGATATGACTCTCACAGAACAAAAAAATGGAAAGCAAGCAACTGATGCTACTACTTTTGATTTTAGACAAAAGGGTGGTGAAACATCTAACGCTGGTAATATCGCACAAAATCATTTGACTGCACAAGGTAGAAGACAAAAAGGTATTAAAGAAGAAGATGTTTATGTTAGAGATACTAAAGTTGGGTGGTTAGCAGATAAATGGATATATGATTTAATACACCCATTTATACGAGAAGCAAATCAAAAAGCAAACTGGAATTTTGAGTGGGATTTTTCTGAAACTTGTCAGTTTACAGTTTACAATCCAGGCCAGTTTTATTCTTGGCATACTGATGGTGGTTCAAGACCATACATACCATTTGACCCAACAGTAGAAGAACAAAGAAGAAAAGATAATGATGGGAATTATATAGTTGCAAAAGATGATACTGGTAAAGAAATAAAGTTTGATAAAACATATAGGGGTGGTAAATTTGAAGGATTGCCAAGATATATTCCAGCGCCTGGTTTTGTAGATAATCCAAATCAATTCTGGAAGACTAGAAAATTATCCGTAACAGTAAATTTAACCAATCCAAAAAATTACAAAGGTGGTAATCTTAAATTTGATTTAGGGCCTCATATGGGTAGTAAAAGATATCACACTTGTACGGAAATAAGACCAAGAGGTTCTATCATAGTATTTCCATCATTCATACACCACTTGGTTACTCCAGTTACTGAGGGAACTAGATACTCTTTAGTAGTATGGAATTTAGGAAAGATGTTCAAATGATTGATACTGTAAAATTTTTTAAAGAAAAAAAGTATGTTCTTATAAAAGAAATGATACCTAAAGATATTGCAAAAGTAGGGGCACAATATTCACATTACGATAAAGCAAGACTATTTCAACCAGAAGCAGAAAGTGCTCAGATTCCAGGCAGTCATAGTGTTTATGGTGACCCACTTATGGAAACACTTTTGAATTTTGGTAGAAAGAAAATAGAACAATCTACTGGTTTAGAATTGTGGCCTACTTATTCTTATTATAGATTGTACAAAGTAGGTGATATATTAAAAAGACATAAAGATAGACCATCTTGTGAAGTATCTATTACTTGTTGTTTAGGATATGATTACAAGGGTAAAGAAGATTATAACTGGGGTATGTTTGTTGGCCCAGAAGATGGTGAAAGAGGTACAAAGGGTAAGATGATTCCTATGGAGCCTGGTGATGGAGTAATCTATCGTGGGTGTGAAGTGGAACATTGGAGAGAAGCATTTGATGCACCAGAGGGTGCCTGGCAAACACAAGTATTTTTACATTATGTAGACAAAAATGGGCCATTTGCTGATTTTTGTAAATTTGATTCTAGACCATCACTTGGTCTTTCACACTCAACGAAAGATAAGGAAAAGATTGCGGCTGCTACAAAGGCAGATGCAGAACTTTTATCTAAAAAAGATGCTTTTCCAAAATTGAACAAAGAAGAAGTACCTTATGAAAATAGAGAAAAAAAATGAAGTATACATACGAATTGAAACCGAACCACATATTGCAAGAGAACTCTCAGAGTATTTTACCTTTGAAGTGCCTGGTGCAAAATTTATGCCCAGTTATAGAAATAAAATATGGGATGGAAAAATACGATTATTCTCAGTTGCTACTGGACAGATCTATCTGGGATTATTACCATACATCAGAGAGTTCTGTAAACGAAATGACATTAGATACGAATTAGATTTTAATACAAGACCAGAAAACTTAGATGAATCAACTATTAAATCATTTATTAAACACCTTAAAATTCCATACAAAGCTCGTGATTATCAGATTTCTAGTATTCTTTATGGTGCCAGAAAATGTCGTGGTCTTTTTGTTTGTCCTACTGCATCTGGCAAATCGTTAATCATTTATGGTCTAACTAGATGGTGTCATTTAAAGAATCTTAAAACATTGATACTTGTACCCACAACAAGTTTAGTAGAACAAATGTCAAGTGATTTTATTGATTATGGTTGGTTAGAATCATACATACAAAAAGTATATTCTGGTCATAGTAAAAAGATAGAAAAAGATGTTGTGATATCTACTTGGCAATCTTTACATAAATTTCCTAAAAAATATTTTGAACAGTTTGGTTGTGTTATAGGTGATGAGGCTCATCTATTTAAAGCAAAATCACTTACATCTATAATGACTAAACTACATTTATGTAAGTATCGCTTTGGACTTACTGGTACATTAGATGATTTACAAACTCATAAATTAGTTTTAGAAGGATTGTTTGGTACAACAAATAAAGTTATAACTACAAAGGAATTGATAGAAAAGAAAACATTATCTAATCTTAAAATAAACAGTTTAATTTTAGGATATACTGAAAATGATTGTAAGATTGTAAAAGATTTAAAATATGCAGATGAAATAGATTATATTGTCAATGATAAAAGAAGATTGCATTTTGTAAATAAATTAGTTAATCCACTAAAAGGAAATACATTAGTGTTATATCAATTTGTAGAGAAACACGGAAAGCCTTTATATGAATTAATGAAGAATACCTACAAAGGTAGAAAGGTATTTTTTGTAAGTGGTGGTGTTGATGCGTTGACTAGAGAAGAAATTAGAGCTATGACTGAAAAATCTAAAGATGCAATTATTGTTGCATCATATGGAACTTTCTCTACTGGTATTAATATTAAAAATTTACATAACATAATATTTTCATCACCATCTAAAAGTAAAATTAGAGTTTTACAATCCATAGGTAGAGGTTTAAGATTAGGTGATAACAAAACTGAATGTAAATTATTTGATATTGCAGATGATTTTACATATAAAAATAGACAAAACTTCACACTTCGTCATTTTATGGAACGAATAAATATATACAACGAAGAACAATTTGATTATACAATACATAGGATTAACTTATGATAGATGAAAAAGATTATGAAAAATTTAAAGAAATGTATGACTATAGAAGAAAGATTGAATACAATAAAGAAAAGATTAAAAAGAGAATAGACAAGATGTACGAAGAATTTGAATTTAACATTGTAGAAACAAAAGAAGAGGTTTTTGACCACTTCTGGGGAAATGTAAATTTAGATAGAACTAATTTAGATGAACCTCCAGCTGAATGGAAACCTCAAAATAGAAAGTTAAGGTTGTGGAATGAGTAGTTACAGAATAATGAAATTATCAAATGGTGATGAAATTATTTGTAAATTGCACGATACACAGAATGGATATTTTAAGATAGGATATCCTATGAAGATGTGTACGGTAAATACTATGGGAAAAGATGGTAAATACGAAGAAAATCTTGCACTTCGTAAGTGGGCTACATTTACTAGAGATAAAGTATTTGCAATAGAAAAAAACCAAGTCGTTCTACATTATGAAGTAAACATTGGATTATGTAAATATTACGAATATATTTTAAAAAGATATAATGAAGCTGAACGGTATAAAAATAAAAATGGTGATGAATTAAAGATTGATGATGATACTATTGAAGTAAAAAAACAAATAACTAATTTAGAAGAAACAGAATTAGAAGAATTAATTGATGAATATCAAAATGTACCTTATGATTATGATGAAACTAAACACTAATTTCAATCAATACAAGAATAAGTATAACACCGAAAAATATTTTGTCAATAGGTAATTTATTTTTTTATGTGGTTGACAATAAAATAAAATATGGTAAAGTAATGAATACAAGGAAATAATATTGGCTGCAAAAAAACAACATTATGTTAATAACAAACAATTCTTAGAAGCAATCACAGAGTGGAAAGAAACGGTAAAAGATGCAGAATCTTTAGGGGAAGAAAGACCACCAGTAACAGATTATATTGGTGAGTGTTTTTTAAAGATTGCACAACATTTATCATTCAGACCTAACTTTATCAATTATTCATATAAAGAAGAAATGATAGGTGATGGTATTGAAAACTGTTTACAGTATGTAAATAACTTTGACCCAGAGAAGTCAAAGAATCCCTTTTCATATTTTACACAAATAATATATTATGCATTTATTCGTAGAATACAAAAAGAAAAAAAACAAACACATACTAAACATAAAATAATAGAAAAAAGTATGATGGCTACTTTTGACCAAAATCCACTTGATGATACAAATTATGGTAATCAGTATATGGATTATTTACAAAAGAATATGTTACCAGCTGATGGTCAAGAGGTTTATAAAACAAGTAGTTCAAAGAAAAAAGAAACTAAAAAGAGTTTAGAAAACTTTTATGAGGAAAAATAATGTATAAAGTTTATGGCACAACAATATGTCTATATTGCGATAAGGCTGAAAACTTATTGAAAACAAAAGATTTACCCTTTGAAAAAATATATATTGACCAAGATGAAGATGCAAAAGATTATATAATAGAACAAGGGTTCAGAACAGTTCCACAGATTTGGTTAGATGACAAATGGATAGGTGGATATGATGATTTAGTAAAGTTCTTAAATAAATAAGAAAGTTAAAGGAGATAAAATGTTTAGTTTTATAACAAATATATTTAAACCAAAACCAAAAAAGATTTCAAAGTCAAGACTTATGACTATGACTAAGAGAGAGTTAGAGAATGTAGGTCGTAAACACGGTATTGAATTAGATAGAAGATATCTAAAAGATGACCTTGTTGAACAACTTTGGAAACATATAAATGGAAAGAAATAATGTATGAATATAAATGTGAAATTGTCAAGATTGTGGACGGCGACACTATTGATGTCAATATTGATTTGGGTTTCGGTACTTGGATTCATAATGAACGAATACGCCTCTATGGAATTGACACACCAGAATCAAGAACAAGAGACTTGGAAGAAAAGAAAGCTGGTCTGTACGCAAAAAAGTGTGTGGAAGGATTTATGCCAGTGGGTTCAAGTCAAGTCTTAATGACAAAGAAAGATAAGTCTGGTAAGTTTGGTAGGGTCTTAGGTGACTTTAAAATATATGATGGACAAGAAGATAGAGAAATGGGTATCGTTGAGTATATGATAAAACACAATATAGGTGTTGAATATAATGGTCAATCCAAACAACAGATTCAAGAACATCACTTACAAAATAGACAATATTTAAAATCACAAGGCGTAATAGATTAGATTATGAAGATAGCTTTAGTAACCGACACCCATTTCGGTGCTCGGAATGACCACGACCATTTCAACACATATTTTTATAAATTCTATGAGGATATATTCTTTCCTTATCTTAAACAACATAATATAGACACTTGTATTCATCTAGGTGATGTTATGGATAGAAGAAAGTTTGTGTCATACAAAACTGCAAGAGACTTCAGAGAAAAGTTTTGTGAAAGTTTTGTGACAAATGACATAAATGTGCATATGATAGTGGGCAATCACGATACATACTTTAAGAATACTAATGAAGTAAATTCACTTGATGAATTGATTGGTAGTCGTTATGAGAACATAAAGATATATTCGGAAGCAGAAACTGTTGAGTTTGATATACCTATATTTTTTCTGCCTTGGATTAATTCAACAAACTATAATAAAACACTTGAGAAAATGCAAAAGACAAAAGCTACAGTTGCAATGGGTCACCTTGAAATAAAAGGATTTGAAATGCATCACGGTTTTCCAAGTGAAACTGGTATGGATAAATCAGAGTTTAATAGATTTGATATGGTAATGTCTGGACACTTTCATAAAAAATCAGATGATGGACATATATTTTACTTAGGGACACCCTATCAAATATATTGGAATGATGATAAATGTCCAAAAGGATTTCATATATTTGATACAGAAACAAGAGAATTAGAAAGAATTGTAAACCCATACAAAATATTTAAAAAAGTTTATTATGATGATTCTAATGGTCAAGACTATAATTTCAATCAAATAAAAGATTTAGAGGACAAATATGTCAAACTAATAGTTGTAAATAAAAAAGACTTATATATGTTTGATAAGTTTGTAGACCAAGTTTTAACAGAATCAAAAGCACACGATGTTAAAATTATAGAGGACTTTTCAGACTTGAAAGCTGAGAATGTAAAAAATGAAATTATAGAAAATGCACAAGATACAATAACCTTATTGGATTCTTATGTTGAAGAAATAGATGTGAATAACTTAGATAAAAATAGACTCAAAACAATGTTAAAAGGATTGTATGTTGAGGCTAGTAATATGGAAATTTAGGAGTAAATAATGGTTGATATAGTTCCAAATGTTGTTTTTAAAACAAGAGTAAAAGATAATGATTGCACGGATTGTCCAAACCCATATAAGTGGGAAGATAAATCTACTGATGATTATTTTAGTGGTAAGAAAGTTGTTTTGTTTTCTTTGCCTGGTGCATTTACACCAACTTGTTCAACATATCAATTACCAGATTTTGAAGCTATGTATTCACAGTTTAAAGAAGAAGGAATAGATGACATTTATTGTATGTCTTGTAATGATGCATTTGTAATGAACAAATGGGCAGAACAACATAGTTTAGAAAATGTTAAAGTTATACCAGATGGTAATGGAGATTTTACTTCTGGAATGGGTATGTTAGTTAAAAAAGAAAATTTAGGTTTTGGTGATAGGTCGTGGAGATATGCGGCTATAATAAATGATAAAAACATTGAACATCTTTTTATTGAACCAAACAAAAAAGATAATGCAGATGATGACCCATATGGTGAAACCTCACCACAAAATATACTTCAGTATATTAAAAGTAATAAAGGAAAGTAAAATGAGAAACTTCTTATTTGTATTTACATTATTATTTGCAACAACTTTGTTTGCACGAGACCAAATTAAAATAGTAGGTAGTTCTACTGTATATCCATTTGCAACAACTGTTGCAGAACGATTTGGTAAGTCTAGTGGATTTAAAACACCAGTAGTTGAGTCAACTGGTTCTGGTGGTGGATTAAAACTTTTTTGTGCTGGTATGGGAACACAACACCCAGACATAACAAATGCATCAAGAAGAATAAAACAAACAGAAATAGATAATTGTAAAAAAAATGGTATCAAAGATATTACAGAAGTTAAAATAGGATATGATGGTATTGCGATTGCAAACTCAAAAAAAGGTGTTAACTTTCATTTATCAACAAGAGATTTATATCTTGCACTTGCAAAAGATGTACCAGCAGACATTGATGGTAAAACTGTTAAACCTAATCCATATAAAAAATGGATAGAAATAAATCCAACATATCCAGACTTACCTATTGCTGTTTATGGCCCACCTCCAACATCTGGTACTAGAGATGCACTTAATGAACTTGGTATTGAAAGGGGCTGTAAAACATATCCAGAGAGAAAAAAACTTAAAGAAAAAAATAAAGAATTATATAAATCTGAATGTCGTGCAATAAGAACAGATGGTGTATATATAGAAGCTGGTGAGAACGACAATCTAATAATTGAAAAATTAATAACAAACCCAGATTCATTAGGTATATTTGGTTATTCTTTTTTAGATGAGAATAGAGATAAAGTAAAGGCTGCAACAATTAATGGTGTTAGTCCAGAATTTGAATTAATTAGTAATGGTACATATCCTATTTCTAGGTCATTATGGTTTTATGTAAAAGATGCACACGCAACTGTGATTCCAGGCATTAGAGAATATGTGAAAGAATTTACATCCGATAAAGCAATAGGTGATGACGGATATTTGATAGGTAAAGGACTTATACCACTTAATGATTAAATTTAATGAAATAAAAGATATACACCCAAAGGGTTCTATTTGGTTAGGTGAAAATCGTAATAAAAATGATAAAACTCTTTTGCATAGTCAAGCATTATCTTTTCACGAGAATTTTCTTGATGTTGCAAAAGATGTTTTTACAAAAGATAAAAGCTTTGCAGATGTAACTGAACACGATTGGATGCAACCACTATTTGATAAACTAATGAAGTTATTAGAAGATGTTGGATTCGGTAAATATTATGTTGTACAAGCAGATTTAAACAAGGCTACAGATGTTCCATCACATTATCGTATGTTATATGTACCTTGTTGTTCTCCAGATTGTATAGACTTAGACATTCAAACTGGTGAGAAAGGCATTTTTAAACTACCACTCAAAGAGGGAAGTTTTATTGTAATGCCACCCAATTCTGGTATTAGAATTATTGCACCACCAGGCAAAATGTTTTTATCTTTGATTATGGGTATTTGTAAAGATGAGGATTGACAGCATACCATTGTTCCCAACAATGATTTACAAATTTCATATTGACCCAAACTTATATAATAAACAAAGTATAATTGATATTGTAGAAAAGAATTACCAAAAAAATAGTTATAGAAATAAGTTTGATAGTAATAGTGACATACATCATTCATATGCTGATTTTGACAATGATGATTACGATAAACCAGTTTTAGATAAACTAACAGATGTTTACAATAATACATTTACTGAATTTACTAAACAACTAAAATTTAAAAGGTTTGAATATAGTTTAGATAATATTGTTGCAACTAAAGGTTCTCAATATATGGCTCCACATAATCATTTACCAGTTGCAGACTATTCTTGTATTCATTATATAAAGTTTAATAAAGATGTTCATAAACCAACCACATTTAGAAATCCTAGTATGTTTGCTAAAAGTTTGCATCATATTAAACCTAAATTTAAACCTAGAATAAATGAAGTAGACTTTTCAATATTTTCTGAAAAACATTTTGTTTTGACAACAGAAGATGATATGATAATTATACCATCTTACTTAGAACACCAAGTAGATAAATCATATAATGACGAAATGAGAATAACTATCGTTACGAATTTAATAGTAAATGACTAAAATGATTATAACAAAAAATGATATATTATCAGAGGAAGATAGGCTTCTTATAGTAAAAGATATACAGTATGAGTTAAAACATAACCCTACTCCAAATAAAATGAAACCTTTATATCAAACAAAGGTTGACATACACAGAAAATATGTTAAAATACATAAACATTGGGATAATTTTTTCAAATCAATATATGATATGTTTATCTTAAACAAGATAGGATTTGGTGCATTTACGATGTGTTGGGGTATGAAACAATCTAAAGAAACGATTAATATGTATCACACACACCAGAAAGCAGACACTAACGAAAGTCCAGATTTAAGTATCATATATTATGCACAAAATAAATATCCTAAGTATGGAACTTATATAGGTATTGGAGATATGAAAGAAGGTGTGCAAAATTCACTTGTAGTTTTTGATGCAAGTATTCCACATAGAGCTCCAGATTTACCTAAAGAAGTTTTAGAAGAAGAAGACAGAATAATAATCGCAATGGATTACATATATGACTAAAAAATACATACACATAAATCAACACAAGATTCGTGCAAATAAAAAACACGGAACAAATGAAGCAGTAATTACTATCAAAGAAGGTCGTAAAAATACTTATTGTCATAGTGTTGAAATACTAGGCCCATCTAAATTATTTTATGGTGGTAATGATAAACCAATTCTACCTTGTGGTGCAAGAGTTGTTATTGAAACAGAAAGTGATTTAAAGATTGATAATAAAGACTATTGATTGGAAAGTTGCAACTCTTTTCGTTCAAAAAAGACATTATAGTGCAGTTATGCCTAGACTAACTAAACATTGGTTAGGTTGTTATCAAAATGAAAAGTTAGTTGGGGTAATAACTTTAGGTTGGGGAACTAGACCTAAACATACCATACAAAAAATATTTCCAGAATTAGATACAAAAGATTATTATGAAATAGGAAAAATGTGTATGGATGAAGATATGCCTCGTAATTCTGAATCTCAAATGTTATCAAAAACATTAAGTTATATACGAGAAAATTTATCCAATATAAAATATCTTTATACTTGGGCAGATGGTATTGTTGGTAAGCCTGGATATGTTTATCAATCTGCAAATTTTTTATATGGTGGATTTGTTTGGACAGATGTTTATATTTTAGATGGGGAAAAGGTACATCCAAGAACATTACAAGGACAATTACCAAATGATGATGGAATGAAGTATGGACACAGACCTAATTCCGAACAACTAAAAGAAATGAAAATTACTAGAGTTTTTGGTAAACAGTTTCGTTACATATATCCTATGAATAAAACATATAGAAAGTATCTTAAAAAATCTACTATGAATTGGAATTTAGACTATCCAAAAGATAAAGACTTGGAATGGAAAGTTAAAAAACCAGAGGACGAGAAATATACTTTGACAAAGGTAATGCCGTTCAAACAAGATAGTGGTAAAGTAAAACATAACTCTACTAATGTAAATAAAGTTGCAGATAAGTATGGAACAGCAAGTTTGGAGGAATTCATTTGATAATATTTAAGAAAGTTAGATGGAAAAATTTATTATCTACTGGTAATTATTTTTTAGAAGTTGAATTAGATAGAAGCCCTACAACACTCATAGTCGGAGAAAATGGTTCTGGTAAATCAACAGTTCTTGATGCACTATGTTTTGTACTATTCAATAAACCATTTAGAACTGTGAGTAAGTCACAACTAATTAACTCTATCAATTTAGGGGGAACTATTGTTGAGATAGAATTTGTAATACAAAAAAATAACTTTAAAATTATTCGTGGTATGAAACCAAATATATTTGAAATATATTGTAATGGTCGTATGATGAATCAAGATGCAAATGCATTAGATACACAAAAGATATTAGAACAACAAATCCTTAAATTAAATTATCGTTCATTTACTCAAGTTGTAATCTTAGGCTCATCTACATTTGTTCCTTTTATGCAATTAAGAAGTAAAGATAGAAGAGAAGTAGTAGAGGATATATTAGACATTAAGATATTCTCATTAATGAATTTCTTATTAAAACATAAAGTAAAAGAAGTTTCTGAAGAACTTAAATCAATAGAATATGAATTTAGACTCTCTAAAGAAAAAATAGATTTACAATCAAAATATATTGAGGATATAAAAAAGAATAAAGTAAAACTTATAGAAGAAAAAGTATCTTTAGTAAATGAAACTGAATCTGTAAAACTAGAGGAAAGTAAAAGAGTTGATGTTCTTAATGAAGAGGTAAAAGAACTACAACCTAAAGTTTTTAAAAAACAAGATATCAAAAATAGTATTCGTGAATATCATAAAATGGAAGCTAAACTTTCTAATCGTATAGATGAAAATAAAAGACAAAAAGAGTTTTTTGAAAATAATGAAACTTGTCCAGTTTGTACTCAAGACATAGAGTCTGAACTAAAGAATAAAAAGATAGAAGAAAAACATAACAGAATAGAAGAACTAAATGATGGTATAGAAAAATTAAAAGTAGAACTTAAATCAAAGGAAACTATTTTAAATGATGTAGAGTTGTTATTAAAACAAATAAGAGAAAAAGAAGTTGAGATTGCAAAGTCTTGTGCATCAATTACACATATGCAAAAACTAATCATATCAACTGAAAAAGATATTTCTAATTATAAAAAAGGTGAAGTATCTGAAGAAGACAAAGCAAAACTCACTAGATTATCAGAAAGATGTAAGATACAAGAGGAACAGATAACTAAACTAAGAGAAGATAAGTTTTATGTAGATGTTGCAAGAAATCTATTAATGGATACTGGTATCAAAACAAAGATAATAAACAAGTATTTACCGATTATGAATAAATTAATCAATGGGTACTTGACAAGTATGGATTTTTATGTTAACTTTAAACTGGACAATAATTTTAATGAAACTATTAAGTCCAGACACAGAGATGAATTTAGTTATTCTTCTTTTAGTGAGGGTGAAAAAATGAGGATTGACCTTGCACTTCTCTTTACTTGGAGAGCTGTTGCAAAGATGAAAAACTCAACCAACACTAATTTACTAATACTAGATGAAATCTTTGATAGTAGTTTAGATACTACTGGTACTGATGATTTCTTAAAAATATTGCACACTTTTGCTGACCAAAATGTATTTGTCATAAGTCATAAGGGAGATACAATGTTTGATAAGTTTAGAAGTGTGATAAAGTTTGAAAAACAAAGAAACTTTAGTAAATTATTATGATTAAAAAGATTAGTGTATTATGTTTATTACCATCATTTGTTTTCGCAACAAACCCTTGTGAATATGATAATCAAACTACATCTACAATTCAAGGAACAATAGAATCATTAGAAGTTAAAGATAAAACAGTAACAGAGTATTTTAGAGAAACAAAGAAATGTAAAGTAATAATTAAAGCAAAAGTACAAGGTAAATGGTATATCACTTCAGAAGATTATATATTCACACCAGATATGTCAGAAAACGAAGCTTGTCAAAATGCAGTTAATCGTGCAAAAGAAAGATTATTACAAGAGTTTGTTCCAGAAACATTAGAATCAACAAAAAATTTAAATTGTCAAGTTAGGGACTTGACAAAACAAAGAATTGAGTGTACAATAGAGACACTTAATGTTGTAATGCCAGGGTTGGGATTACAAGAAGTTAAACTTAAACAATGTAATAGGTGATATATGAATAAAAGAAAAGGCATTTTAACCAATGTTTTAATTTTATGTGGAGTTTTTGCTCTACTTATATTTACACAGTCTTGTGGTACTGTTTCTGGATTTGGCCAAGATATAAAAGATGTATCTGGTTGGGGAAAAGAGAAACTACAAAATTCTGATGAAGAGGAGGTGATTAATTATGAAGAAGAAGTTATTTAGCATCTTGCCTCTCATCGCACTAGGTTCTTGTGCAACAAAAGTAGATGTTGACCCTTTGGTTGAAACACCAGAGATTCAACAACAAATACAGAAAGTTGAAAGTACATCTAGTGTTATACCAAATTGGTTCAAAGAACTTCCAGAAGATGAAAAAATGATTTACTCATCTGGAACTGCAATCGCACCAGATTTACAATTATCTGTTGATATTGCAACTATGAACGCTAAAACAGTTCTTGCAGATAGAATAAATGGTAAACTTAATAGTATGACCAAACAATTTATTGCAAAAACTGGTACTACGGATTTAGATTCTCAAGTATTAAATGAATTAGAAAGAGTATCTAAAAATGTAATTGCATCAGTAGATGTTGCTGGTTATAAAATTAAAGATATGGAAGTATATCCTGCTGGAACTCAATATCGTTCATTTGTATTATTAGAATATTCTGATGAAGAAGCTATAAAAATACTTATGAATAGAATGAGAAAAGACAGAGCTGTATATGCAAAACTTCGTTCTAATAATGCATTTAAAGAATTAGAAAGAAGTGTTGACAAATCTTTAAACCAAGACGAAGTACAATCTTTATCTAATATAGAAAAAGAATTGGATGACTTGGGTGATAATAATAGACACATCAGAACAGTTCCCTCATATGGGCCTGATAAATGGATGACAGAGTAATGAGATTATTTATTGTCTTAATTTTTCTGTTTGCATCAACAACTGCATTTAGTCAACCTAAAAAGGGATTATTTGAAGGTGTTGGTGCATTTCTAGGTGTAGTGGGTGCAAAACAGTTAAATGTTTCTGACCCATATGCACTTGCGGCTAGTGGACTACTAGGATTATTCATTGGTGGTCAAGTCGGTCAACATATTGACCGAACTGAAGAAATACACGATATAGAAAGTAAAAGATGTAAAAAGTTTATTACTGGAACTAATCGTGTAGGAATGGCTTGCAGAGAGTTTGGACAATGGGTAGTCGTACATATGGAGTAAAAATATGTGGATTGCAATAGGTATTGTAGGGTATTTGCTATTACCTTATATAGTATAAGAAAAAGGGAACTTCGTGTTCCCTTTTTTTTTAGTTGATTCCCATTCCTATACTCATTAATATTGTGAATACTGACACTGTAATCGTAAATAAATTCATTTGAATCCCCTATGGCTTGGTCTATATCTTTATATAGTATTCTGTATAAAAAATATAAAGTATATTCACAAATAAAATATCAAAAAAATACAAAAAGGGGTTGACATTGTTCCAAAAACAAGTATAATATAGTTATGATAACAAATAACATAATAACAATTAAAAAAGGAGTATATTATGGTTGCAGCTGTTGAGACAATGGCATATGCTGGAGAAGTGCCTTGGCACGGATTAGGAACAAAAGTTCCACACGATTTATCAACTGACGAGATGTTAAAACAATCTGGTTTAGATTGGTATGTACAAAAACTACCTACTTATGTAGATAACCCATCTGGACAACAAAAGACTGGTTCATTTGCATTAGTTAGAAGTTCTGATAACAAAGTTCTTGCACCAAGTGTAGGACAAAACTGGAATCCAGTTCAAAACAAAGAAGCGTTTGATTTCTTTTCTGAGTATGTTGAAGCTGGTGATTTAGAGATGCATACTGCTGGTTCTTTAATGGACGGTAAAATGGTATGGGCTCTTGCAAAAGTTAAACAAAGTTTTGAATTATTCAAAGGTGATGAGGTAGAAAACTATATGTTGTTTTCAAATCCACATCAGTTTGGTAAGTCTATTGATATTAGAATGACACCTATTAGGGTTGTTTGTAATAACACTTTAACTTTATCTTTGAGTACCGATAGTGATTCTATGGTAAAAGTAAATCATAGAAGAGAGTTTAATCCAGCAATGGTTAAAGAACAACTTGGTATTGCAAAAGAAAAAATGGATAATTACAAGACTATGGCAGAGTTTCTTGGTAGTAAAAGATATACTACTGAAAGACTTGTTGAGTATCTTAACACAGTATATCCATCTAATATCAAAGATGATGATATTAAAAACCCATCTGTTCCGACAACAGTTAATGGTAGGAAAGC